TGCTGGCCAAGGCGTCCATTCATGGCGAGGATGTAGGATAGAGCGGCGTCGGAAAGCATGGTGAGACTGTCGATGACAAGAACTGTGTTGTCATCCCATGTGGTGATGGAGCCGAGGCTGCGTTCGCCGTCTTTCCAATCGCCTAACATTCCGGCGACACGCTGCCAGACAGAAGCCTTGGCGGGCACCAATTTGCCCCCTTGGTTCTTCATGGGCTCAGTGATGGTGACATACTCGACGTTCTCAATGGCGTCTTTTGAATATTTCCCGTTGGTGAGGAGGTCGCGTAGAACGTCCACTCCGTTGTCAAGGTCAAGAATGCGAACCTTGAACCCAGCGGATGCGAGGGACGCAAGTGCGCCTGTCTTTCCCGCTCCGCTATCGCCAACGAAAAGCAGCTTTGTGGTTGTGGATGAATGATGTTGTGAAAGTGGAGGCATGTTATTGGTTCCATAAAGCTGCGAGGGTGATGGTGATGACGAAGGTGCCGACAAGGACGATTATTAAGTCTGTCAAATGTCACCTCGGACCTGTAAGGGGTCCCAGACGCGACGGGTGAAATCGGCTTGGAGCCATTCCTTTCGGACAGAAGGTGGAAGGCTGCATATTTTGCGGAAAGGACAACCGCCATACTGGCCACAAGATTTGTCGTTCATCGGCCAGTAGCCATTGGCGGCATAGAGTTCTGCGGTCGCTAAATACTGCCCGAGGTCGTAATACCATTCCTCAAGGACAGGTTCTGACCTTGGAACTGTGCCTCTCAGAAAGCGAGTGAATGATTGTGCGATCTGCGCGCCGTCAACAATGATCCCTTCGATCTGGATGTTGTAAACAACCTTCCCGGCGATAGCGTAAAGGGTCATCTGGTTGTCGGGAGAGAACTTGTCAAAAAAGGAGGAGTTAATTGTGCTTTTTGTTGTTTTGCGGTCAAGCACGAAGGCCTTGCCGTTCAGCATGGCGAGACGGTCCAAATGGCCGCAAAGCAAAATGCTCTCGCCGTTTGATGTGGTGTAGCCACTGTCGAAGCGGAACGATAATTCAACCGCTGGTTTGCCGTTGGCAAGGCGCACTGTTTCGATGGGATCGTCGGCGAATTGCAGCAAATACCACACAACCGAGCGGAGCAGCGTGAGCCTATTTTTGTTTGGATCATCTGAGATCCATGGCCGATTTTTCTTCTCGTCCCATGTAATTGTCAACACATACTTCACGACTTCACGAAGTGCTTGGTCATAGTCCATGCCGCCAAAGCGGAGATGATCGTAGCGTTCGAGGGCTGAGTGGAAATGCAGTCCAAACGTCAAATGCACGCTGATCTCGCGTGGTTGCCAGCCCTCAAGAATGGACAACTGGTAGAGCCTCGGACATGTTTTGAATGCGCCGATGGATGTCGAGTCCCAAGCGATCTGGAAGTTGGGGGAGATTTTGGAAAGTGAATTGTTGGTCATGGGGAGTCCCTGACTTAGTTTGAGGAATGTTGGCCGCTGCCGGTTTGAATGAACCGATAGCCTTGCTTTAACTTTGCGTCGATGAGGGTTGAGCGCTCGTGGATTTTTAGCGTGTATTGAATTAAACGCTCGAGTTGCTCACAGGCTTCGTCTCCCATCCACGTCCCTGCTTGATGACGCAGAGAGTCAATGAGGTCTTGTAGTTCTGAAGATGTCATGCCAAGGGCTCCTTTGGCGGGTTAATCTAGGCCTGAGAGTAATTCATCAACGGATAGTTTTGGTTTCGGACCTTTTACGGGAGCTTTCCGCTCCTTCTTGACTTTCGGCGTTGCCTCTTGTTGCGCGAACTTTTCGCGTTGGGCTCGAAGGTAGGTGATGATCTGGTCGGCTTCGATGTCAGAAATTTGTGGCGCTCGGTTCATAAGTTCTTCGAGGGAGAATTCTGAGGCCTCCTCGAGCGGGTCGATGTTAGGTGATGAGTTCGCCGATTGAGGGGTCGAATTTAACTGGTTTGGCATTTGACTTTTTCTCCAGATGTGAAAGGTAAGAATGGATGATAAGGCGTAAGGCCTTCGAGCGTCCGACCGTGCGATGTCCTTGTCTGCAAAAAAGCGCGTCGATACGTTCAAGATCCTTTGAAAAAATGTGGAAGTGAATTTTTGTGGTTTCGTCTTCGAGCCTCGCGCCCATGTCATTCGTCTCCAAAAAGGTCGGCTAGGGAAAAAAGAGGCCCTTCGCCTTGTGGGTTTTGTTTAATTGGCTGCACAGAAGGCGCTGGTGCCGGAGGTTGTGCATTGGGATGGCGCAAGGTGTCGTTTTTAACTATCCAGATGTGATTGTGAGATGAGGGAGATTTGAAGATTTGAATGATTTCAAGGTCAGGGTCTTTGCGTTTTGCTGCGTATAACCTTTGCAGAGATACTTGATAGTTCCCGAAAAGCTCGACTTCTATACCAAAGTCAGAATTGAAGGCTTCGTAGAGGAGTTCAGCTTCGCGCATTTAAGTGCCACTTAGGGTTAGTTAAAAAGGAGGAGAGCCCGTAAGCTCCCCCCAAGTATGCAGGGGCGGGAGGATTTGCCCCTGTTTTCAAGGAGTCGAACCTTGAACCTATGCCGCCTCGTCCAAGAGATCATCGAGAAGATCCCCGGCGATTTTGCGGCTTGAGTCAATGCGACGTGCAGCTTCCTCACGAATTTCCGGTTTGTGCTGCAGAACTTTCGTAACGTATTCTGCGATTTGTTCCGCAGAATAGTCTGCAGGATTTCCGCCCTTCTTTCTGATTGCTGCGAACACTTGCTCTTTTGCGATTTTATTCGCCTCTTTGGCGACAGGATCAGCAGCGTTTTTAGGTGTGCGGATTGAGAAGCCGTAGTTGTCAGCGAACTGCTGGAACATTTTCTCAACCTTGGCATGATCTTCTTTGTCGTCGAGCTTTTTGAGCTTGGACATCAGAGATGTCCGGATGCTGTCGGCGAAGACTTGATTGAGCTTTTCAGCTTCGGCTGCGGTTAGCACGTAGCCTTCCTCATAAGGCTGGGCGACTGTGACTGTGATTTCGTGGGGGAGATTAAGTGTGCGCATCAAAAAGGCTCCTTTGTTTGTGCGTTCGATATAGTGCCATAAAGTTAAACCCATTGCAAGAAAATAATCGCGCGCTGGGGGAAAAAGTTAAACCCACTCGAGACTCAGTATAAGATGGACCTAAAGTCCATACCATTTACACATCATATAAACTCTCCCCGGCTTTTTCTTCGGCGCAAGGCGCTCGCTCGGCGAGGAGTTCTGATCGAGCTTTTGGTCACTTTTGGAAACCTCCCTTTGGATTTGTGCTTGGGCTTTGAAGGCTTCTGCCTTTTCGTTTTTCTTCTTACGTCGATACGCAGCCCTTCGGATGCGCTGGGCCTCTCGGTATTCTGGGTCATTCGCCATTCTCTGTCTGTGTGATGCGTTTCGGCGCAAGCGACGGCCTTCCATTAGCGCCAACTTGCGCTCCTTTTCTTTTTGCTTGCCGGAGTCGATGGAGTCGTCCTGCAACGGCACATCTGGAGATGGAGAATTTGATGGCGATTTGGGTGTAGGAAAGTCCATTGTTTAAGCTCCGCTCAAGCTCTGCGTCGAGTTCGGGGGTCCATTTGATGTTGACGGGAACACGGGTGATGTCTTCTGGGCTCATGGGTGGGCTCGTCGGATTGCAGACGCGACGTTGTGGGTGGGGTCGAGGGCCTCGGCGTATCGCGCACATTCCTCACGGATCTGGGGCTCGATGTAATCGAAGGCGATCTCCGCAAGGTCTTTCATGGTGAAATATGTGGGGGCCTCGTCGAAGAATGTAGCGAGACGCAGAATGAGCGCTTCCTTTTCATTTTTGGTCATTGCACCTCTCCATCGCGGCGAGTCTAAGTTTGTGATTGATGATCGTGAATTTGTTCGAGATCGTGTTGATGCTGGCCTTGTATTGCGCGGCAATTTGTTTGTGTGTAAGGCCGTCGCGCTTTAGATCGAGAAGGGCTTGCTCGTAGTCTGTAAGTTCGGCTGGGTCTTTGTAGAGCCGAGACTGCGTGTCGGTTCGGACATTCATTTGTGAAGCTCCTTGATGGCGGCGATAAGTGCTGCTTTGCGTTCCTCAATCTTCATCTTTCCCACAATATAAGGGTCATACGGATCAAAATCTGCGATGATCTTCGCCACAGCATGAAGGGCGTCATTGTAACCTGCCTCGTAAAAGATTTTGAGAAGTGTGCCCTTGGATGTTGCGGAGTTTGACATCAATAATCTCCGCTCAAAAGCAGGTGAACAATGTAAGCCACACCTCCTGCGAAGAAAAGGATCGCAGCGTAAATCGCAATTTCGTTTAAGAGTTCATCATTCATAATACCCTCCTACCGCTGGTCCGTATGAAGAACCTTGATATTCTCCTGTCGAGCCGTAATAGTTTGTCGCGCCATTTGCGGAATAGGAGTTCCCAAGGTATGCACCTGACGGGCCGTAGTAATTTGTCGATCCGCTGTTGCTGTAAGCACTGCCTTCGTATGCGCCAGAC